TGATCAGGACGCAGTAATTACACAAGCAAAAGGTGGTGGAGGTGCTACATTAAAAAGAACTCGTAAAGGTGGATTACCAAAAAGAAATATACCAATCGGAAAGATGAGACCAGGCAGAACTGGTGAAAACGATACTAAAATCAAAGGTAAGACATTTACTTATGAATCATCATATCTTCGTGTTCAACAAAGAGGTAGAACTTTTTCAATCGTTTTAAATTGGAAAGGAAGACTTTTAAGTACACAAATGTTCTTTCCACAATTTACAAGACCAACAAAAGAACAAGTAACTTTTGAAATTAATAAAGTATATCCAGGTGCTATGGTATACTATTATAATCCTATCGAAAAAGATCCATCGCAACCGTTGGTGTTTGCTGGAAGAAGTTAAAAGTTTAAATTATGTCTGATAATGTTTATCTTGGTAATCCAAATTTAAAAAAAGCAAATACACAGATTCAATTTTCTGCAAGGCAAATTGAAGAGTTTGTTAAATGCAAAAATGATCCGTTATATTTTACACAAAAGTATGTAAAAATAGTCAGTCTTGATGAGGGATTGGTTCCATTCAGACCATATAAGTTTCAGGAAAAATTAATTAAAAGATTTCATAAGAATCGTTTTAATATCTGTAAGATGCCTCGTCAGACTGGTAAGTCAACGACTGTGGTTTCTTATTTACTCCACTATGCTGTTTTTAATGATAGTGTAAATATTGGTATACTTGCAAACAAAGCTGCAACTGCAAGAGAATTGTTAGGTAGATTACAAACTGCTTATGAAAATCTTCCAAGATGGATGCAGCAAGGAATTATTGCATGGAATAAAGGATCACTGGAGTTAGAAAATGGATCTAAAATACTGGCAGCATCTACCTCTGCATCTGCGGTTAGAGGTATGTCTTTCAACATTCTTTTTCTGGATGAATTTGCCTTTGTTCCTAATCATATTGCTGACTCGTTCTT